GTCTTTGGGTCTTTTAACTTGTCAATTAGTTTATTCATATCCATCCTTACGGGCGAACTACACCCATTACTAGAGAGTATGGTCGTTTCCTAAGATACACACCATCCCCGTTTGATTGACTGCCTTTGGAACCACTGCTTGTATTACCCTCAATTACTTGAAGATACTTCAACCTAGTGTTATTCCATTTGACAATTCCAACGTGGTCAGGCTCTGCATCTTTATCAAACTGGAAGAAAACAATATCTCCAGCTTGCGCTTGACCTATTGGAATCATCTTATTCTTATTGATAAACCACTTCAGTCCAGCATCACAGGAGGCAAAGCCTTTCTCTCCTTGTGCTGTAATCTTATTACCTAAATTCGCTTTGTTAAATACCCAAGATACAAACATCGCACACCAAGGTTGGTTGTTAGCACCATACCACTTGCCATACTTGTTATCATTATTGCCGGTCTCTCTGTTGCCTATCTCAGCCTTTGCTATCTCTACTACGCTCATCTTGTTAGTGACTCCTTTACTAGATCTGTTAAGAATTGAACCTTCTCCTCTAATGAATCAACCTTGTCCTTTAGACTTGAGCCACCATTCGGGCGAAGTTCAGATAGATAATATTTAACAAGGTGTCTGACTGTCATTGCTAATGTTCCAACAAGAGTCGTTATTGCTACGGCAAGTCCTGCCCATTCATTAGGAGTCATAAGTCCTATACCAATCTGATAGTAGCAATCAACATTCCACCATATCCGGAGAATCTTCTATCGCTAGGAGTTTTATTTATAAAGTCAAGCTCTTCAATTAATCCAATGTATGACTCACCAGTTCTAAAGTCTTCAACTCTGACGGTATCGCCATTGTTTTCAACAGCCTCTAGCTGGCTCATACGGTCATATGCTGACCCTTCATACCCAACCTCTACGCCCATATTGTCACTCTCGTGGTCATAGCAGAACAGAGGGTATTGAATTAATCTTTGACGAGGCACTGCAGGCAGTGACTTGAGTTGGTATCCAGTAAATAGTGGACCCTTAGATGAATCAGTAGATGATCTAGTTAAAGTAAATTTAAAGCCTAGATACTCTTGTGCTCCTACTGGGTATGGAATACCAATCTCTTGAACTATTCCCTCTTGTGCAAAGGAACCAATATTATATTCAGTATCATCATAGGCAATAGATGAGATGCCTAAAGCACCATCTGTAGTATCTATTCTAGGATTTAATAATTTAAACAACTTACCTTCTAAAGTATTGTAACGAATAAAACCTGTCTGTAGATAACCAGACTCAACCTTTACTCCAGATGATTCAATCCAAACACCATCTCCTGGAACACTAAAGGCTACCCGATCTGTTGAACCAAGGAAGGCTGTTGAGTCAGCAGTGACAGTCTCACCGCTTGCACACACATCCCAAGCATATGAAAAGATAAGGCTATTAGGAACTATTGGTTGTGATAAGTCAATACGAACCAAACCTGATTCAGTATCCTGCTTAGTAGATACGTAAGCAAACTTATCCTTAAAGGTTACATCTTTACATTCAGCTTCAAATAGTAATGGACCATAAGAGATGTTTCCTTCATCGCCTATAACTCCAATTCGTACACCCTTGTTAGTGCATAACACTGCATAGCTACCAAGGTAGGTATCAAAGGTATTGATGATCTCACCCTCAGGTAGATCAATAACTACTGAAGGAACACTAAGTTCTGGGAAACCAAGAGAGTTAGCATTGGCTAGATCTAAAGTAATCTTATAGATAGATGAGTTCTTACGACTAAATCCACCAATATAAATAGCACTAGGACCCTCTGAAATAGTAGTCCAGGTCCAGTCTGTCTGTGGATGTATATAGTGAGCAGCCGGTAAAGTAGCATTAATAAATTTACCTGTTGTTGCAGCAGAGGCTACAGTAGCTGACCCTACAACATACTCAAATGTGGTAGTAGTAGGTGCTGCTGTTACCGTTGCTGTAACATTATAGGCAGTGAATGGTGATGGTAAATCTATAACAGTAACCTTATTGCCAGAAACTAAACCGTGAGGAGCACTTGTGGTCAGGGTTACAGTACCTGCAACGACTGCTGCGTTATTAATAGTAGCAGAGTAACTCCTACCAGCACTTAATTCATATACACTGTTATTAATACTTGAGATTAAACGCTGTTTAACATACTTAATTCTAGCACTGGTAGTGCTTGGTGTATCGTAAACTTCTAGGCTACTAGAGCCAGAGGTAACAGCGCCTTGATGAACCTTAGTTCCATTAATAAAATAATATCTAATACCATCAGTGGTTAGATCAAGGATAGTAGATGGTGTTCCTGCTTGGGTATAGGTAGATGAGGTAGGAGTATCAGCGCTCATAGTAATTTTCTTTAGAGCATTTCCATCTGTTGTAACTAAGCAGTCATTAGTACCATCATTGGCACCTACAATTACGGTGCTACTAGCAGTAGTTAAAATTCTAACAGTTGTATTAAGTAAAGTTACCTGTCCTTTAGTAAAGACATCACAACCTTTAGATTCTGTGTACTGGAAACGAAGTGACTCATCCTGTGCTGGTTCAAAGTATTTAATACCAGCGCCATAGTGGAATGATGACTGCGACCTAAACCACCAACCAGTAAGGGACTGCTCTCCAGCCTCACGGGTTTGGTCATACTGTTGCTTACGGTACTGGGCAGTTACTCTACGATATGGTGAATCATCAGTTGCCCCAATAAAGAATGGCAGACCGGCAATAGCCATATCGTAGTTAACACCAGTAGCTGAATAGTTTGTAGCACCAGATGGATTGGAAAGTACATACGGGATGCCCTCGGTGATATCAGAACCGTAACTCATTTAGACCTCCCGTGTATGTATCCAATTGTTAAACCGCAAATAAATCCTAGATAGGCTAGGAGTATTTCCATTGTTCTCCTTATAGAAGATTTACTAATGACCTCGTTCTGCCACTAGCAAGTTGTGTATAGACCTGAGTGGTTGCAACTGATGAGTGTCTCATTAGATCTCTAACGGCTAGTAAATCTCCGCCAGATTTTTCAAGCATATTAGTAGCAAAGTAGTGACGACAAGCGTGAAAGGTTTTCTTTGGAATACCTAAACGCTTCATCTCCAGTGAGCAGAGCTTGGTTAATCTGTTAGGTGTAACCGACCAGATCTTCCCAGAGGTCTCGTGCTTTAAGATTGTCTGAGCGACTATCTCAGCCACCGGTACAGATAGGTCTGTTCCGCCCTTACCTGCCACTCTAAGGATGTATCCATCATCTACCTTCTCTAGGTCTACCCCACGAAGGTTTGCCACCTCCATAGCCCGTAGGCCCGCTTTACAGCCTATTATGAACCAGTCCCTCATAGGCATATCAGCCTTAGTCATAACCAGTTCAGCCTCACCTGGTGTTAATGGATGAGGTAAGCCTCTGCCCTTACGGACATTGGGTAGATCAAGGTCAGCCATATTATCTATCAGGCCCATCTTACGAAGGGCTTTAAAAATACTACGTACCCTAGCTGCATAGGTTCCTTTAGTGGAAGCAGCTTTAACTGTCATTACCAGTCGTTGCAGATCTTCAGTTGTAGCTACCTGTGGATGAACTCCTAGGCGTACTAGCAGGTTGAAGTCATTTCTAAACAGAGCATCAGCAAAGCCCTGAGTTTCATATCGGTCTTTTAGTTTTTCTTTTATGATTTCTAGCGGTATTTGTTCCATAGTCCTAGCAGTCTATATTCAGGATTATTCTTGTGTCAAGCAGAATCGTTAGCAATTGTGCCTGGAACAATCCCCATCGCAAGTATCGTAGCGGATTCGGCAGAAGCCACTGGCCTCAAGTGGGCGGCACCTGCTGGTGGTGGAAAGGTGTTACAGGTTGTTTCTGGAACTTACTCAACTCAAACTGTTATTGCATCTACATCTTATACTGATACAGGATTATCTTTATCAATTACTCCAACTTTAGCAACTAGCAAAGTTTTAGTTTTAATCACTCAAAATTCAGGTGCGTCTAGGGGTGTTGATGATATTGGTTGGTACACAAAACTTCTCAGAGGTGCAACTGATTTGCAGGAATTAGATAACAATTTAGGCAATGGTGATGATGGTCATTGGCCAAATTGTTTTACTTATTTAGACAGCCCTGCAACAACCTCATCAACAACATATAAAACACAGGGAAAATGCTCAACTACTGCAAACAGCGCATCAGCGTTTTATCAATTCAGTAGTTATGCTTCAACAATAGTGCTAATGGAAATAGGTGCATAATGGCTAAATCATACGAAGTTTTAGGAATGTTAATTCCAAATGGTGGTTATGTTCAAGTAGGTGAAACTTACGAAGGTATAGAGTTTATTGATTGCGAACCAATAACTAAAGCAGAATACGAAGCAGGCTTCGCTCAGTATGATGCTTGGAAGGCTGAGCAAGATGCAGCACAAGCGACAGCCAAAACAGCAGCCGAATCTAAACTTGCCGCCCTTGGATTAACTACACAGGATTTAAGGGCTTTAGGCCTCTAAGCACAATCCTCTGAGATTATGCTAAAGGTTAAGTGCTGTCTTTAAGTCATCAATAGATAAACC